TGATTAAACAGAAACGACCTGGAGGGCTTCTTGCTTAGCAATCATGGCATCATTTGACGACGCAACTCTTGGGATAAACACCTGCCCAGACTTTGAGGCAACAAGGTCTTCTGCTCCGAAGATTAGAAAGGCTCAGTTCGGTGATGGGTACGAGCAAAGAGTTTATTTTGGCTTAAATCAAAATCCAAAGTCTTGGTCTTTGCAGTGGCTTTACAGGAGCACTTCAGATGCAGATGCCATTGAAGCTTTTTTTGACGCAAGGGCTGCTGATAACGCTGCGTTTGACTGGATTCCTCCAGATGATACGACCTCTTACAAGTGGGTTTGTGAGCAATGGGACCGCAGGTTGACTTCGCCTAATCGAGCGACAATATCTGCAACGTTCAGACAGGTGTTTGAGCCTTAAACTACAACCAAGAGGATTTCATCATGAGCACCATCGTTACTAGAGCTGGCAAGGGCTCACCACTCACTCACACCGAAGTTGATGCCAACTTCACCAACCTCAATACAGATAAAGCTGGTTACGTAGCGGGTGAAGGCGGCACAGTTACACAAGCCACCAGCAAAAGCACGGGCGTCACGCTTAGCAAAAAGTGCGGTCAAATCACAATGAACGCAGCAGCGCTTGCTGCTGACACAACCGTGACTTTCACGCTGACCAACACCGAGGTCGTTGCTACCGACATCATTGTTCTCAACCATGTCAGCGGAGGCAGCGCTGGGTCGTATCTTTTGAACGCTCAGGCTGGATCGGGATCTGCGAGCATCAATGTCCGCAACATTACTGGTGGTGCGCTATCTGAAGCAATCGTAATTGGCTTTGCGATTATTAAAGCTGTAGTTAGCTGAACATGGCTTACGTTGTCTCCGGTTACTGGGATGTCGGTTATACCGACACCGAATCCAGTGCGGCGATAACTGGTGAGCTGCAGGGAATCAATCCGACTGCGATCATTGAGCTATTTCAGCTCGAACTAAACGCCAACCAGCACGGTGTAAACCAGACTTACTATTTCCACAACGGCGCCAAACCAGACACCGGCAATAACTTGGTCTTTGGTGGGATACCATACATAGCCCTACCGATTGAAGCTGAGGGTTTTGCGTATTCTGGCCAAGGCAGTTTGCCAAGGCCAACGCTAAGGGTCAGCAACATCTTCAGCACGATTACGGCACTGCTAGCAACACTGCCCAACGGTTTAGAAGGTGCCAAGGTGACGCGGCTCCGCACCTTGGCGCGTTATATCGATGACGCAAATTTTGGTACGCCAGGATCAGAACTAACAACGCAAAGTGGAGACAGCCTGATAACTCAAGACGGCGTCCTCACAGTCGGCTTTGTGGAATCGGGGAATCCTTACGGCACGCCCGATCCAACTGCATTATTTCCTACTGAGGTCTATTACGTTGACCGCAAGTCAACCGAAAATCGAAACTTAGTCGAGTTTGAACTTGCCAGTGCATTTGACCTTGCAGGTGTTCGCGCACCTAAGCGTCAGTGCATCAGCCGTTGTCAATGGGTGTATCGATCTGCTGAATGTGGTTATACCGGTACTGACTACTTTGATGCCAACGACAATTCTGTAGCTGATTCATTCGAGGATGTTTGCGGCAAGAAGCAGAGTAGCTGCGAAGCTAGATTTGGTGAGAACAATGAGCTGCCATTTGGCGGCTATCCCGGTATTGGTACTTTCTTCGCATGACTTGGCGCGACGCTGCATTACAAGACGCTAAAGACCGCGATCCTTGGGAGTCAGTCGGTTTGGTCGTTGTCGTTAAAGGTCGTGAGCGGTACTGGCCATGTAGGAACATGGCGCACAACATGGAAAGCATGTTCGTGCTGAATCCTGAGGATTACGCGGCTGCATCAGATGCTGGTGAAATTATCGGCATTGTTCACAGCCATCCGCATACCGCACCAGTTGCCAGCGAAGCCGATCGAGTTTCAGCAGAAAAACACGGCCTCCCTTGGTACATTGTCAACCCACGAATTGAAACCTGGGGCGAATACTGCCCTTGCGGCTACAAGGCTCCTTTGATTGGCAGGCAATGGACTTGGGCCGTCAATGATTGCTGGACTTTGGCGCGTGACTGGTACGCAGAACAAGGAATCATGCTGCGCGATTGGGATCGCCCTGCAACACCAGAATTGTTCATGAATGCGCCGATGTTTGATGGCGCCTGGGCTGCAACAGGATTCCGCCAGTTGGCCGAAAATGAACCGTTGGAGCGTGGCGACTTGCTGCTAATGCAGATTAACGGCAAAGGCTTGAATCACTGCGCTGTATTCATCGGTGATGGAATGGTGCTGCACCACCTTGCGGGACGCCTAAGCAGTAGAGATATTTACGGTGGCTGGCTACAATCGGTGACAGGGAGGCGGCTGCGTCATGTTGCGTAAGGTCAGACTTTACGGGCAGCTTGCCAAGTTCGTTGGCCGAACCGTACTGGAGGCAGATCTTGGCAGTGTTGCCGAGGCAGTGAGGATGCTGATTGTTAATTTCCCAGGATTAGAGCAGCACATGTCGGAGGGCCACTACAAAGTTTTAGTGGGAGATGGTGCTTTGACGTTAGATGAGTTGCATCACCCAACAGGCCAAGAGGAAATCAAAATTGTGCCTGTAATTAGCGGCGCAGGCGGCGGTCCGACAGCTCAAATCTTGGCAGGTATTGCAATTATCGGTTTATCTTTTGGCATAGGTGCGATCGCATCTGCTGGTGTTACTTTGGGCGGCTTGGCCGGAATTGGAACTGTTGGAACGGCGTTTGTGGCTCTTGGTGCCGGGCTGGTTCTCAGCGGCATTGCAGGTTTGATCGCCCCAGTGCCTGCAATCCCGCAAGGCCCAAATACTGAACAGGATCCCCGAAAATCTCAGTCATATTCATTTTCCGGCGTACAAAATACAAGCCGTGGTGGCACGCCTGTTCCTATCGTTTACGGTAAGACTCTGACTGGCAGCGTTGTTATCTCTGCTGGCATCGACACCGTTCAGGTAAGGACATGACAACGATTATCGGTGCTGGCGGCGGTGGCGGCGGTGGCAAAGGTGGCGGCGGCGGTGGTGGCAGTAGCCGTTCACCTAGGACCACACCTGACTCCCTTGATTCAAGGCAGTACGCAAACGTCATCGATTTGATTTCAGAAGGCGAAATTGAAGGTTTAGTTGACGGAAGCAAATCGATTTTTCTAAACAACACCCAGCTGGAAGGCGTAACCGGCGACTTTAACTTTGAAGACGTTACTGTTTACACCCGCAACGGTACGCAAAGCCAAGAGCATATTCCTCTGACTCCTGGAACGGAAAACGAGCGTGCAGTGAATCGCCCTGTCGCGCAATCCGTCCCGATCATAGAAAGCGTCACTGATGACGAAGTCGATGCAGTAAGGATCACCATTTCAATTCCATCGCTACAAAAGATTGATAACGAAACTGGAGACACTGAAGGCACTTCTGTTCGACTGAAGATTTATCTGCAGTATGCGAATGCAGGCTTTGTAAAGGTTGTTGAGGATAAGATCAGTGGCCGCACCGCTGATTTATATCAAAAAGATTATTTGATTGAACTGAAGCGACCAAACCCTACCGACAACGTCGATGTCAAGGTTGAGCGCATCACGGGCGATAGCAGTAACTCGCTGCTGACTAACGCTTTTAGCTGGACAAGCTTGACGGAAATCAAGTGGGCAAAGCTTACTTACCCAAATAGCGCACTTGTCGGGTTGCGTGTTGATGCTGAGCAATTCAACAGCATCCCATCGCGTAAGTACTTGGTCAAAGGTGTCAAGGTCAGGATTCCTAATGGTGTCACCGTTGACTCCGACACCGGCAGAATTATCTACCCACAGAATTTCGTCTGGGACGGAACACTTGCCGCTGTAACCTGGTGCGCTTGTCCAGCGTGGATCTTATGGGATCTGCTGACCAACACTAGGTACGGGTTCGGCAATCATATTGATGTCTCTCAGCTCGATAAGTGGGCGTTCTTTGCAGCGTCAAAATACAGCAACGAACTGGTTGATGACGGTTTTGGTGGAACGGAAGCCCGCTTCAGCTGCAACACCACGATTCAAACAGCCGAGGAATCTTTCAAGCTTATTAACGACCTGTTGTCAGTCATGCGTTGTCAGGGCTTCTGGAGTTCAGGCAGCCTGACGATCGCGCAAGACGCACCACGGGATCCGGCCTATCTATTCACGATGGCCAATGTCACAGAGGATGGTTTTACCTATAGCGGCAGCAGCCTGAAAACTCGCCCCACCGTTGTCGTGGTCAGCTACCTCGACATTGACCTCAAAGATAAAGCCTACGAGGTAGTTGAAGATCATGATGGCATCGCAAAATACGGCGTGGTGCGTAAAGAGTTTGATGCGTTTGCCTGCACCAGTCGCGGTCAAGCAGCAAGGATAGGCAAGTGGATTTTGTACTCTGATAAGTACGAGAAAGAAGTCGTCTCGTTTACGTCAAGCCTTGATGCTGGGCAGGTTGTCCGGCCTGGCATGGTGATTCAGATTGCTGATCCTGTTGTTGCTGGCGAACGCAAAGCAGGGCGAATCAGTGCTGCGACTAGCAATTCAATCACGGTTGACGACACGGCAAACACCGACTTGAACTTTGGTTCAGGTAGCAAGCTGCACGTCATCTTGCCAGATGGCACGTCTGAAACCAAGGACATCAGCACTATCGCTGGTGGTGTTATTACGATTGTCGGGACGTTTAGTGTCACGCCAAACGTCAACAGTATTTGGATGCTTGAAACCCTTGGTTTGGGCGCGAATAACATCCAGCCGACACTATGGCGTGTGCTTGCAATTGAAGAGCAAGATCAAATGCTCTACACCATCAATGCCGTTTCGTATAACGAGGGTAAATACGCTTATGTTGAAGACGGTGAAGAGCTTCAGCAGCGTGACGCGACAAACTTAGACGTTATCCCCGAACCACCAGAAGACCTTGAGGTACTAGAGACAATTCCTTTGGGTGGAACGGAGCCAACCAAGGAAGTTCAATTTGTACTGAACGGCAGAGTAGCCATCAAGATTACGTGGCACTGGCGCGTTCCCAGCGGCCAAACCACCAAAAAGTTCCGCGTACGTTATCGCCACGAAGACGACAACTTTACCGAAGAAATCATTCAGGGCACCACGCTAGACATTCTTGACGCCAAGCCAGGTAACTATCAAATCCAAGTCAGTGCCGTTAGCGGTAGCGGCATTTTGTTCAGTAAGCCTACTCTTGCCAACTACACAGTTCAAGGTCTTGGCGCACCACCGGCTGACATCGTTGATCTAAGCCTGACGCCTACGACTGACACGCTGGCAATCCTGTCTTGGGATCAGGTCGATGAGCTAGACGTTCAACTTGGTGGGCGCATCATTATTCGCCACGATCCAAGACCTTTGGCTAGTGCTGAGTGGAATAGCAGCAACCGCATTGTTGACGGCGTTTCTGGTGCATCCACCCAAAAGCAAGTGCCACTACTTGCTGGAACGTATTTTGTCAAAGCCGAAGATTTCCTTGGCAATCGTTCTGTCAACGCAGTTGGTTATGAGGTTGCACTGCCTGATCCTGACGCATTGCTGACAGTCAAAACCTATGCGGAGCAAAGCCTGTCTCCGCCGTTTGACGGAACAGCTATCAACTGTGCATATGACGTAGCTGAAACAGCGCTAGTGCTAGAGCCTGACGCTTACGTTGCGTTGGGTTATGCCGTTGATTTTTACTTTGAAGTTGATGGGCAGGCTGAATACATCTACAAAGATACTTTTGACTTTGGGGCAGTTTATGACACGATTATTCGCCGCACAATCCTTAGTCGCCCCACGGTTCAAACGGGAACCTTGTTCGACGACTACCCCGGATTGTTTGACGACGCCACTGGCTTTTTTGATGGAACGAGTTCAGATGCGGTCAATACGGTGACTTACGTGCGAACAACGGATGAAGATCCAGCAGGTTCACCAACTTGGGGGCCATGGACTGAGTTCGTTGCAGGTGTGATTCAAGGTCGCGGCATCCAGATCAAAGCACAATTGACTACAACAAGCTCGAACATCAACGTCGCGGCTGATC